ATATCTTCGCCAGGGAACGCTGCCAACAATATACAAACAACAGGTGATGGGATGCCTGTGGATCACTGGGCGAAAGTGGTGGGATTTCATGTCCTTTCACCCAGAGATGGAAGATTTGATCGTGCGAGTCAATAGAGATGACAAGTACATCAATTTACTGGCTGAAGCTGTGAAATCTGCGGCAGAAGTCGTTATAAGCGAAAGCGAAAAACTGAGGAGAAAGTAATGGATAATGACAATCGTGGCGCCATCTGGAAAAACGAAAAGCGGCAAAAGGATACTCATCCGCATTGGACCGGCAACGCCACCATCGACGGCAAAGAGTATTGGGTTAGCGCGTGGAAAGGCGATAGCGATAAAGCTAGAGCGCCAGTAGTTTCATTTGCGTTTAACGCCAAAGAAGCACCGCAAGCACCAAAGGCAATTGAAGACTTTTCTGGCGACATCCCGTTTTAGGAGCTGTTATGAATATTGGGCGATCAATTAAAATCGCGCAGGAAATTAAGGGCATTAGCAATGTAGTTATTGCCCTTGATTTTGATGTGCATGTGCAGCAAGTGAGCCGTTGGAGAAATGCTTCAGACGTAAAGATATCTTTGGCGTCAAAGCTGGCTGATTATTTTGATATGCGATTAGAAGATTTTGTGAGTTTAGCCAATGATCCCGATTAGACTTGCAACAACAAAGGCAATCGTGCCACCAGAAGCAAAGGATTCTATGTCGAAAGACATACTGTCTGAAATAGATCAATATTTGGCTAATGGTGGCAAGATTGAAGATGTCCCTTTCGGCAAGAGCAGCAAAGAACTTTTGAACATGGGCTTTAAGCAAATGCCGATTGATAAGTTGAGCAAAAAATAATGGAAGGCATCTTTTATTTAGTTAGGGATCGGTCAGAGTTGGACCATGCCATTAAATCATTTTCCAAGCTGGCAAATGATTGGGACTTTACGCAACCGCTGGCATGGAAGCCTGTAGCGTATGTTTCGCCAAGAACATTTTCGCAGAATGCATTAGTTCATGTCTGGTTCTCTGAGATGGCCACACACTTTGCCAGGAAGGTTGATATTGATGCCGAAGGAATAAAGATGCTGATGAAGAACATGTTCTTAGGAACCGAGGATATTACCGTGGGTAGCACCGTGATACCTGGACAGGTAAGATCAACGTCAAAATTAGACAAAGGCGAAATGATGCATTTTCTCGACAACATCTACGCTTGGGCTGTTGACCATGGGGTTAAGCTCACCAATCCGAATGATTCAGAATGGATGAGGCTTAAAAATGGATAACAATCTTAGGAAGTACGCCACTGACGTACAATGGGAAGCATATTGCCTTTACGATGAAGTAGGCACATATTCAAAAGCTGCCTCTATATTGGGCAAGGATAGAGGCAATGTCCGTAGGTCCATAAAAGCAATCCATCGAAATGCCGCAAAACGCGGATACTCTCCAGATCATCAAATGATCCATTCAGTGCCAGAAGGGTTTATCGCTAAAGGGATATCAACATACTACAATCAAGACGGAGAAGTTACTGGGCAGTGGGTAAAGTCTGCCAGTGATAGACAGCGCCAGGTTGAGATCCTCATTGAGCGATTAGAAGAAGGCAGCAGCAATTTCACGCCGTTTATGCCTACAGAAATTAACCACGAAACAGACGATAATCTGTTATCACTTCTGACCATCACAGATTTTCACCTTGGCATGTACAGTTGGGCCGACGAAACCGGCGATGATTGGGATGTCGGTATAGCAAGAGATGTATTTCTCAACTCGATAGCCGACATGATTGCGGCCTGCCCAAAATCCAAGGTTGGCATATTAAATCAGCTAGGCGACTTTTTGCATTTTGACTCCTTATCTGCGGTAACACCTGCAAGCGGCCATTTGCTGGACGCTGACACGCGATATGGCAAGTTAGTTGATCTATCCATGGAAGTCATGACGGAAGCCGTCAAGATACTTTTAAATCGATTTGAGCGGGTGATAGTTGTCCAGGCAGAAGGCAATCATGACATGGCCGGATCAGTCTGGCTTAGAAAGCATATCAAGCACATGTTCGTCAATGAGCCTAGAGTTGAAGTGATGGATGTCGAGTTCCCATATTACGCAATGTTATGGGGAGAAATTATGCTGGCGTTTCACCACGGACATAAGAAAAAGATGGGGCAGCTTCAAAAGCTGTTTTCCTCAGAGCCTCGATATAGAGCGATCTGGGGCGCTGCTAAACATACCTATATACACACAGGGCATATGCATCACGAACGCGTTGTAGAAGACGCTGGGTCCGTTGTAGAGCAACATCCGACCCTGTCAGGGAGAGATGCATACGCAGCTAGAGGCGGCTGGATTAGTCAGCGCGGTGCAAAGGTTATTACATATCACAAAACAGACGGTGAGACTCATCGATTTACTGTTAGACCAAGGATAAGCAAATGAGCGCATTAGAAACTCAAGTTGGTGGAAAACATTACAAACAGTTTAAAATCCAACCAGTAGAATTCATACATATCAATAGGTTAGGATACATAGTTGGAAACATTATTAAGTATGTTTGCAGGTATAAGTTCAAAAACGGAGTGGAAGACTTGCGAAAAGCGCGTCATTACATAGATATGCTGATCGAGCAAGAAGTCAAAGAGGATTCAGTGGCGAGAAATCGCTCAGTTGGAGCAGACGATGGAAATCACGATTGATGGAATAATTAGCTTGATAAAAATCAATAAAGCTCACTTTCAACGTGAGCATATTGGGCAAGCTCTTCCGATAACATTTTATCAGATGGCGCTAGATGATCTTATGGATGATCTGAAAGCCTACGCTGAAGAAGATGAAGAAGATCATTTGACAGCAAGCCAAAAGTACATGATAGAGGCTGACGGCTGTATTACTGGTGTCTGCGAAGATTAATAGTTAAAAACATCTTGCGACAATTTAGATCTTCATCTAATATTTGGGTGTCGGTGGCCGTGCGGGCCTAAAGACTAGAGATAAGAGGAGGATGATAGTCACCCGACTCAGTTATTATCTCACAGTATATTTGATCCCGCCAATATATTAAGCCGACACAATCGCCATCATGGCAACGACAGTGGGGCCGGTCAGCAGCCTCCAATCGAAATATCTGACCCACGGCTAACTTCCGACCATAAGTAATCCCTGGGCGCTTGTAGACGCCGACTGTCTCGATCCAGGTCCATACGCAAAGACCCAAGTGGGTTGCTGATATTGCAAATCAGCAGGAAGCGAAAGCACATGAGTACCGCATCTACGGATGTAACCACACAAGACCTAACCAGATTAACGATCTGTATTGGTTGTGGTTTGCAAAGGGAAAAGTCGGAGTTGCGCCCAAAATTTGGCTAACGCTAAAAACATTCGATTACAGCAACAAAAGTGTTGCAATGTTGATTGGAATGTAAGAATCTTGGATCTCATCAAACGGAGAACCAAAATGATATGCCAAGTCTGCACCAATAATTTTCCTTGCAAATGCCAGCATCCTACATGTTCAAAGGATGTGGCTTTGGATGTCATGAGAGCTGAAATCATTGCTTTAAAAGCCAAGATGGCAAGCTTGAGAATTATATTCGGCATGGTTGGTGACATGCAGCAATTGATACCGGAAGAATATTCCACGGCAGGGGAGACAACTTATGATAATTAAGTCCTGTCAAAAATGCGGAGCAGAGTTTCAAGCTCGAAGCGGGGCAAATAAAAATTGCAGCCCAAAATGCAAGAATATTGATGCCAACAATGGAGATAAAGAAATGAGCGCCCATACGTTAGAGTTAAACATTCGCTATAACAAAAGAACAAAAATGTACACGGTAAGAGTAAATACTGATGGTATTTCTCGCCAAGGGACATTTGACAATATAGAAAAGGCTAGATGGGCGAGAGATCAATTTAAAGCAGCGAAGGTTGAGAAGATGATCAATGGTGAATTAGTAACCATGTCGCGAGAAGTCGATCTTGGGCTGAGAGCCGCAGACGATTTGATTAGAAGACCCTGGAAATGATCATTGAGTTGAATCAAGTCGATATGGCCATTGCTGAGCTTATAAGCGAAGAGCGTCTTCAGGCTGACATTGATGCTGGCAGGACTTTGCATTCAATATCGAAAATTGATCCACGGGTCAGAATGCGGGTAGGCGCTCAATCAGAAGTCGCTGTTGCCAAGATGCTGAATCTCTTTCCAGACACGAACGTGAAGAAGTTAGGTTTATTTGATCTGATGCTGGGAAACAAGAAAATCGAAGTCAAAACCACAAACTATGTTCGCGGCAACCTTCTCGTGCCAATTTACAAGTTGGCAGACAGGGCTGACATTTACATATTGACCGTTAGTCAGACTCCAGTATTTACAGCAGTTGGATTTGCATTAGATACGGATCTGTTTTGCCATGAAAACATTGTTGACCTGGGATACGGTGAGACTTACAGGGTAATGGCCAGGGATTTAAAGAAAATGGAGGATATTTACAATGCTTAGAGAACATCAAGTCAGGGCGGTTAACATGTTGCGAGCCGCAATCATGAAAGGTAATCGGCGCCCAATACTCGCAGCACCATGTTCGTTCGGTAAAACGATCACAGCGGTCCACATACTGTCTGAGGCGGTCAAAAAGGGTAGAAGGGGCATATTCATATGTGATCGGATAAAACTCGTTCAGCAGGCTCTGGAAGCGTTTGACGCGCAAGGGATCAGGGTTGGAGTAATGCAGGGCCAGCATCAAAGAACCGATTATGCGGCACCGATTCAGATTGCGTCTATACAGACATTGTCAAAGAAGAGACATTTGCCGATATTCCACGTTGCCGTGGTAGATGAGTGCCACGTTCACTATAAGGCGTTGCAGGAAATGATGGATGTGATGAGTCTGGTCACGTTTATAGGATTGAGCGCAACACCGTTCAGCAAGGGATTGGGTGATAGTTACAACGACTTGATCGTTCCCATTACGCCGCTTGAGCTGCTCGATAAAGGCTACCTATGCCCTGTTGACTATTATGGTGGTGCAAGTGCTGATCTGAAGGGAGTGCGAAGCAAGAGGCTGTCAACAGGTGGGTCAGACTATGATCCAAAGTCTTTATCGGAAGCCATTGAAGGCGACTCATCGCTTACGGGCGACATCATCAAGAACTGGATAGCTCATGGCAACGATGCCCAGACGATAGCGTTCTCGCCTAGCATTGCCCACTCTAAGCACATGGTTGAGATGTTCAACGCTGCTGGAATCACGGCAGAGCATATAGATGGATACATGGATGAGGAAGAACGAGAGTTTATCTATGCTGGTCATGACGCTGGTGAGTTCAAGATCCTGAGTTGCAGCAGGTTGTTAAACACTGGTTATGATGCGCCAAAGGTTTCCTGCCTGATAGATTGTTTCCCGACCAAGAGCTTGATTTCATTCGTGCAGCGAGCTGGCAGGATAATGAGAACAGCCGAAGGCAAGGATAAGGCTGTCTATCTTGATCACGCTGGCAACGTCGCCAGGCACGGGTTTGCAGAGCATATTGTGCCGGATGTTCTGCACCAAGGTAAGGATGAGTATTCAGATCGCAGCTTGACCAAGGAGAAGCCAGAGCCAAAGGTTAAAACCTGCCCACAATGCTTTCAGCAGATGGTGGGCTTGAGATGCAAATGCGGGTATGAATTTAAGTTTGAAGTCGAGCTTGAGAGCGACAGCCTGATGCTTGAGAAGATCAAGCGCAAAGAGAACAAGGTGGTAACTGCCGAGCAGAAAGCTATTTGGCTTGGCGAGCTGCTCTTGATGGCCAAAAACAAGGATTACAATCCTGGCTGGGCC